AATGGAAATTAATTTAACACCTATTGTTAGTCAAAATCAACAAGTATTCAAGTGGAACAAAGATGAAATCAAATCTTACTTTGAGGAACAGTTAGAAAAGTATAAAGGACTTGTAGTAACAGAAGAAAACTATAAGGACATGGTAAGTGCTAAGAATGAAATCGTTAAGTACAGAACAACACTAGATAAATTCTGTAAAGAGAAAAAACGAGAACTCAAAAGACCGATTGAGTTGTTTGAAGAAGAAGTAAACGAAGTATTGAAAGTTGTTTACGATGCAGAAAAGCCACTTGCAGAACAAATTAAATACTTTGATGAAAAAGAGGTACAAGCTAAAACAGATGCTATCAATAAGTTTATCGAAAAGATGGTTGAAAAATATGGAGTGCGTGAAGAATACGCAAATCAACTTCAACATGATAAACGCTGGTTAAATAAAACTGCAAAGATGAAAGACATTGAAATTTCCATTGAGGGAATGATGATTGAAATCTCAAAGCGTCAACAATCAGATGATGATTATAAACAAATCTTAGCAGAGAAAAAAGGCATGATTGAGTTTGTTGTAGATACTTGCAACCAACAATACGAACTTGCAACACCAATCACATTTAATGAGTGTTGGAACATTGTACAAGATATGCCACTAGATCAGGCTAGAGAGTTAATCAATGCAAAATTTGCAGAGCGAAACGAAATGGAAGAGGCAGCAAGAGCAAGCATCACAAATGAACCAGTTGAAACAATCGAAGTTGTAGAAACAAAAACTGGTTTAACAGTTACTGTTTATGACTTAACCGAAGAGGATGCAAAAGATTTAACTGATTTCTTGGAAATGCGTGGTTACAAGTACAAAGAGGTATAGATGGATAGTAGATATATAGCGGTTAAGAGTGTACCGCAATCAGCTTTAAAGCCAATCGAGTTTGGAAAACTAAAAGGCAAGTATGATATTTCACCTCAATGGAGATGGGAAATATTAACCGAAACATATGGCATGTGTGGCATTGGTTGGTACTTTGACATTGTAGAAACAAAAGAAGTTTTGGTAGAGGCTACTGGCGAAACGATGCTTTATGTAAAAGTAAATCTTTATATCAAAGATGGTAACGAGTGGAGTAAACCAATACCCGGATATGGTGGCGATTTCTTAATTCAAAAAGATAAGAATGGTTACCACGGAAATGATGAGGCATTCAAGATGGCGGTTACAGATGCATTAGGTACTGCAGCAAAAATGATTGGTGTAGGTGCTGATGTATACCGAGGTTTACAAGATACAAAAATTAATGCAGCGGCTGAAAAAGAAAAGAAAGAAAAAAACTTTGACCCTCACAATGCATACGCAATCATTTTGAAGATGGCAAAAGAACATGGAGTGAGCGAAGAACAAGTAGCGCACCAACTAACAGAAATGTTTGGTGTTGGTGTGATTGATAACATTACAAGAAATCAAATGTCAAAACTCTATGACTGGGTAAAAGGTTATGAAGTGGACAACAACTAACGTAGGACTGTTAAGAGGGCCACTAGGTGTAATGGTAGTAATACCAGCACCACATGACAATGATCTATCAAAGATTACTACTGACAAAGAGTACACAGTAGAAATCAAACGTAAAACTAAATCAAGAAGTCTAAATGCCAATTCTTATTGCTGGCTTATAGCACAGAAGATTGCAGTTGAATTAAGTAAACATAGCTACACAACAAAAGAGGATGTGTACAAAAAGGCTATCAAGGACTGTGGACATTTTACATATGTTCCAGTCCGAGAAGATGCAGTTGAACGCTATATTCAAATATGGCAAGCACACGGCATCGGTTGGATAGCCGAAGATGCTGGTGAGTGCCAAAGTTTAAAGGGGTATCACAACATAATGTGTTACCACGGTTCATCGGTATATACAACTGCAGAAATGCAACGGCTTATTAACTGCTTAGTTGATGAGTGCAACCAGCTTGGAATAAAACTTGATGATAGCGATTATATCCAATCATTAGTTAGGGAGTGGGAGAGTGAACAAAAGAAAACGTGAAGACGAAAAGCTACTAAAACAAAATAGACCTAAAGTGCTAGAGCGTGATAACTATTCATGCGTACTGTGTGGCGGTCATGAGGGTATAACGATACATCATATTGTATTCCGTTCACAGTTAGGAAAAAGCACAATGGATAACTTAGCTTGTTTGTGCGTGCATTGCCATATACCAATAGCACATGGGGTGTTTGCTAAAGAGGTTAGAAAGCGATTACAAGAAATCGTTAAGGAAAGGAATGATGAATATGAAAAGAATTGATGTAGTTGAATTGTACGTGAAGAAACGCATTGCGAAATTAGAACAAGCGCAAGGTACATATAAATCATATGATGGTGAAATCGTAGAATTAAAAGATGTGCTTGATGTGATTAAGCAAACACAACCAAAAGCTAAGCCTGTAAGTGCTGGTGAAATTATGGAAGTAAAACCACAGTATAAAGAAACCGCTTGCGACCACGTTTATGGTAAATAGTGCCTATGAGCGATAACAAAAAATATTACTATCTAAGACTTAAAGATAATTTCTTTGATAGCGATGAATTGAAGATATTGGAAAGCATGAAAGACGGCTACTTGTACAGTAATATTCTTTTAAAACTCTATCTAAGAAGTCTAAAGAATGATGGAAAGTTGGTGGTTAATGATCGCATTCCTTACAACGCAGAAATGCTGGCAAGTGTAACTGGACACCAAATAGGAACAGTTAAACAAGCATTATCAATCTTCAAGGACTTAGGACTAATCGATGTACTAGAAAATGGTGCTATCTATATGTTGGATATTCAAAACTTCATTGGTAAAGGCAGTAGTGAGGCTGATAGAAAGAGGGAGTATAGACAACGAATAGAAACAGATAGGACAAATGTCCAGACAAATCTCCGACAAATCTCCGAGAAATCTCCACCAGAGATAGAGATAGAGTTAGAGAAAGATATAGAGATAGAGAAAGAGATACATAGTAGTGCAAAAAGCACTACAACAAAACGCAAGCGTTTTGAAAAACCTACTCTATCTGAAATTAAAGAATACTGCATTGAAAGAAATAACAATGTAGATGCACAACATTTCTATGACTACTACGAAAGCAATGGCTGGAAAGTAGGCAAAAATTCTATGAAGAACTGGCAAGCAGCGGTTAGGACTTGGGAGAAAAACAGTTATACAAATACAACAAAACAAACAAAAAAAACAAATACAGAACAAACATTAGATGCGATTTACAAAGTTATGAATGAGAGTGAGGTGGAATATGGCGAAAGCGGATGTAATGGAAGTAATTCTGTTGCTACAATCAACGATACCAAATTCTAAATTGTCAGAAGAAAACGTAAGAGCGTATGTATCGTTTTTATCAGATGTAAACCCAGTTACGTTAAAGCAAGCAGTAGTAAATCTTGTACGCATTAACAAGATTAAGTTTTATCCATCAGTAGGTGAAATATTATCAGCTTGTGAGGATATAAGCAGTTATGTAAACGCACACGAGGAACTGCCAATCGCACAAAGCGAATGGGAAAAAGTGATTAAGGCAGTAGGTGCTTATGGCTTTGAACATGGAAAAGAACATTTACAAGGTATCACCTTACAAGCTGCTAATACAATATGGTCTTCATTCAACCCTAGAATGGGGAATGAATATAACGAGGCAAGTTGTAGATCACAATTCATTAGATGCTACGAGCAATTAGCGGAACGTGAAAAACACCGCCAGCGTATGGCAAATTCAATCAAAGACAATCACTTGTTGTTAAAGGCAAGGGAAAAAGCAGAAAAGGAACGAGCGCTACTAAATGCTGGGCAAAAGAAAATCGAAATGACTGCTACAGGTAACTTGATAGAAGTAGCCAAAGAACCAGTAGATGTAACAAAGATAATCGATAATAGCCAAATATCCGATAAAGGTAAAGCGTTATTGAAAAGTGCCATAGGGGGATAGATGAAACAAAAGCCAAAGGAATTTGAAGTGAGTTGTAATGTGTCATTCAATGTTAGCTTTACAGTACTAGCAATTAGCGAAGAGCAAGCAAGGGTTAAGATTGACAACCTACTAGAAATCATGAGGAATGAGGCAACAGTCGATTGCCACATTCACCCTAGCTACGATGTATATGTAGATGATTGTGATGCAGAACTAAACCAGCTTAGTTATTGGTAAGGGGTATAAATGCTAAGTAAAAAACGAAAGATGGTAATCACTATTGAGATACCTCTAAATGTAGATACACAAGAAGAGGCAACTCAACAGATGCAAATGATTATGAAAGCTGATGCACGAACCTTTGAAAGCCTAGAGGAAATCATCAAGGTGTACAAAGGAACGATGTGCATTGAACAAAAGATTTAAAGGAGTAACGAATGAATACAGTACAAATTTTAGGTAATCTTACACGTGATCCAGAAGTGCGTTACACACAATCTGGGAAAGCAGTAGCGACTTTCAATGTGGCAGCAAGCAATACTTTCACATCAAGCGATGGTGAAACAAAAGAGCAAACTGCTTTCATTAATTGCGTAGCATGGGGAAAGCTAGGCGAAAGCATTGGTAATTTGCGTAAAGGCAATAGAGCGTTTGTAGAGGGTCGCTTACAAACACGCAACTATGAAACACAAGATGGTCAAAAACGCTACGTAACAGAGGTGGTAGCTAACTTTGTAGGTACATCACTAACAAATGATTAAACTGCATCTAGCAACTTTGATAGTTTTGAAAACACAAATCAAGATGAAAATATTCCGTTCTAAGAGGTGATTGTATGGTTAGGGTTACAGTATTCGCAAATAGCGGAGTTAGGATTTATGTAACGAAAGATTATGAAACAACAAAAAATTTTACAAGAGATTTAGGAAGAGCGCTTGACGGAAGAATGCAGTGCATATGGTTCGAGGATGTAAACGGAATATTAGTAGCTACATCTCCTATAGGCTGCATTATCGAAGTAGAAGAAATCGAGGCGTGAGTATTAATAGAGAGTGTGATTGATTAAAAAGGAGAAATAAACATGAATAAGATTGTATCCGCTTTGTTGGTAGTAGTTGTGATTGGTGCGGTTGTGTGGAGTTTCGCATTTGGTGTTCCGATGTATATGGTGTGGCAACAACAAAAAGCTGGCGAGGCTGAACTTGCTAGAGCGGAACAGAATAGACAAGTTGCGGTGCTAGAGGCTAAAGCAAAACTAGATAGTGCTGAAAGCCTAGCACAAGCAGAAGTTAAACGTGCGGAGGGTACTGCAAAAGCTAATCAAATTATCGGTCAATCATTGAAAGGTAATGAGGCATACATTCATTGGTTATGGGTTGACACATTGAAAGATAGTAAAGATCAAATCATTTACATTCCAACAGAGGCTGGTGTGCCTATTACTGAAAGTTTCAGATTGAAAGAAAGTAAATAACATATGCATATTTGGGGGTTATTTGATGATGGTAACGGCTGCTATCGTCAAGCGGTAGATGAATATAACGTGAATATGGGGGGGAACACACGATCACATCAATAGGAATTGGTGATGCGTGTATCAACCAAGACCTTGCAGTTAATATGCTGCATAAACCCAACGCACTATGGGAGCAGTTGGACAAGCTAGATAGACCTGATGTTATTCTAGCTAGTCCACCATGTGAAAGTTGGAGTGTAGCAAGTGCGATGAAAGGCGGTAATGCGTGTTGGAAACAAGAAAAGGATATGACTATCAACCTATTTGGTGAGTACGAACAAGGGAGTAAATTCACAATCAGAAATCAAGCTGATTATGAAAACTACCAATTCAAGTATGATAAGTCATTTCTAACACGCATCAATGGTGAGATGTGCATATACAACACGTTGATAATCATTGAACGGTATAAACCTAAAGTATTCGTAATAGAAAACCCAGCATATGGGCGGATATGGGAATACATAGCAAATGTAATAGGGTTTGATATTCCATATGAAAACCTAACCTATTACAACAACTATGATTATCCAATTAAGAAACCAACAAAGTTTGGTAGCAATATCGATTTGAAGTTATTAAAAGATAACATTAGAAACACTATTGAGTTTGAGAGAATGAATATCAAAGGTGTTAAACGATACAATGCAAGGTCGCATATTCCATTGGAGTTAGTAAAAGATATTTTAAAACGATGTGAACAATATGTAGAGGGGTGAGTGTTTGACAGAGCAAGATATTCAATATGCGTTAGGGCAACATTTGTTTCTTAAAAATATATGCATACCTAATGTAATGATGAGGGATAGCGGAAAGCCGCCTTATGAGGCTGACTTTGTATACTTCAATCTAAACACTTTGCACTTAACAGAAGTTGAAATCAAAACGGATATAAATGATTTCAGAAATGATTTCAAGAAAGCACGTTATCACGATAATCACAATGTGATGTATCTGTATTACGCAATACCAAGAGATTTGTATGATGATCATTATGAAACGATTGATGAATTACTTGGTGATGCTGGTCTAATCTTAATTGATGAAATAGATACATTTGATTTTAGAGGAAATATTTATGAGTTTGGTGGCTTTGTAAAAAAGTCTAAACGAATAAAGGGTTCTGTTAAGTTAAATGAACAAGAAAAAGAATATTATATGCGAATTGGGTGTATGAAGTGGGTGAATAGATAATGCCAATAAATAGCAAACAAAAAGGTGCTAGAGGCGAACGAATGTGGCGTGATGTATGTAGGTCGCATGGGTTCGATAAAGTCCGAAGAACTGCACAATATTGCGGTAATACAGGCGATGCCAGCGACTGCATCGGACTACCGAATATACATCAAGAAGTCAAATTCGTGGAAAATCTGAATGTACGTAAAGCATATGAACAAGCAGAACATGATGCAATACAAGGTGATAATGGCGATATGCCTATAGTGGCTTGGAAGAAAAGCAATCAAAAGTGGCTTGTGATAATGAGTGCAGATGATTGGTTCAAATTGTATAAGGAGAGTAAATGGAGTAATGGCGGTTAATATGAGTGAGTGCGTTCCTCACAACAACCTTAATTGGCTTGCATTAGCAGCTTGTGTATACGGAAACATAAGTGCTGGCAGAGCGTTATGTTGTTTAGGTTTGAAAGGTACAAAACCACAGAAAACATATACACGTGCAAGTGAGTTGGATGGAAATTCATTATTAAAAATGCATCAAGCTGGAATGTCATTAAGGGCAATGAGTTATCAAGTTGGTGCTAATTATAAAACAGTCAAACGTGCATTGATGATGTTAGGAGTGGAATTTTGAGGGAACAAATGAAAGTAAAGTTGGTTAATGAGTATGCACAACTACCAACTAGAGGAAAGGTAAATTCAGATTTACCGCAAGTATCGGCTGGGTTAGACCTATATTGTCCGTTTAGTGTAACGATACCAGCAGATAGTAAAAGACAAATTCCGTTAGGTGTGGCGGTTGAGATACCACAAGACCACATGGGGTTATTAACACCAAGAAGTAGCATGAGTAAAACACCGCTACGATGTGCCAATAGCGTTGGAATAATCGATGAAGATTATAGAGGTGAAATCAGTATCGTTTATGAAAATGTTTCGTGCAAAGATTACACGATTGCTAGAGGTGATCGCATCGCACAACTAATCATTGTTCCGATTAAATTGGTCGATGTTGTAGAGGTAGATGAATTAAGCGAAACAGAACGTGGTGCTGGCGGATATGGCAGCACAGGCAAATAAGTTTAATAAATTAATTAACATAAAAGGAGAAATTAACATGAACAACAAATTAGTATTAGCAACAATGGTTATGGCAGCAGTTACAGGCAGCACATTTGCAAATGGTTTAGTAGTAGGTCAAGTAGAACCGAATACTACTGCACCAGTAGTTAGCGGTTACAACTCCGCAGCGTTAGGTGTGAATACAGTAGTTACTGGCACAAGTACAATCGTTTTAGGTCGAGATAACAAAGTTAGCGGTAATGATACAACAGTTATCGGTAGTAATAACGGCACAGTAAGTGCAAACCAAACAACAATCATCGGTTACAACAACAAAACAAATAGCGACCAAGAACAAGTGGTAATCGGTGCTAACTCCGAAACTGCTGGACAGGGTGCAACAGTAGTAGGTACTCATGGCAAAGCTACTGCATGGGATGCATATGCTATTGGTAATAACACAGTAGCAGACAAAAGCAACAGTGTGGCATTGGGTACTAATTCCGTAACAGATGATGCAGTACCAACACAACAAGTAGTGTTGAATGGGGTAACTCACGTATTCGCAGGTGAGAACCCTCAATCTGTAGTGAGTGTAGGTTCTAAAGATAGAGCTGGGTTTGGTGGTGTTAAATATTACAACCGCCAAATTACAAATGTTGCAGCTGGACAAGTTGATGCAGCATCTACAGATGCAGTCAATGGCAGTCAGTTGTACGCTGCTTACGATGAAATCGCATCTATGGGTGCTAAGTTAGCGAAACACGATAAAGATATTAAGTGCTTGAATATCCGTGTAGACCGCAATGTAAATAACATCAAGAATTTAACCGCCAAGGTGGATAATAACTATACAACGATTACTAACTCCATTAATGCTACAAACGAGCGTGTAGGGGCAAATTCTAAAGCCATTCAAGATAATACAGATGCTATCAAAGTAAATGCTGGCAACATTAAGGCAAATCGTGATGCAATCAATCACCATGAAACAGTAATCAACAATCATGCAACGATCATTAACAATCACGAACAACAATTACAATCTCACGAACAAACTTTGGTAGACCATGCGAACGTGTTGGAAAATCATGAAAACCGAATTGAAAGTTTAGAACGTGGCATGACACGCAACGTAGAACGTGAAATTGGTAAGGCTGGTGCAGCGAATGCAGCGTTATCCGCATTGCACTACTTAGGCTACAACAAAGACGATAAAATGACATTCTCCGTTGGTTATGGTCATTACAAAGGACATAGTGCGGTAGCGTTAGGCGGTTTCTATGCACCAAATGAACACGTAATGTTTAGCGTAGGTGGTACATTAGGTTCTGAAAAAATGGTAAATGCTAGTGTGAACTTCCGATTGGGTAAAGGTAGCGAATACGAATTGAACCACAAAGGCAAAATCAAAGAACTTGAAACATTGGTTACTAAATTAGTAGCGGAAGTTGAAGAGTTGAAAGCGAATAAATAGTTTGTAAAGGATATGGGCGGTGAAATATCCGCCCTATCATAAGAGGTGAGTGTGATGGACTTTGAATTACTATCAGGTGCTTTAACAATAGTGGGTGGAAATGATATTTACAAACCTATTATTGAACATGGAGTAGGTGGCATCTTTGCTAGATACTGTATGAATGGTGTAAATATCGAAATAATGATAAGCGTGTTTGATTTGAGAAACGGACGAATATCATTAGAAGAATATACAAGATTAATACGAAGAAAAGCGATTGGTGAATATATAGAATTTGTTGAAAATGAGCGTAAAGAAGAGTGGAATAATGCGTTGAAACAATGGAAAGAAAAGCAAAATGACAAACTATAGCGGTTACGTTGAACACTCAGACTTTTACATCGCACCTCAAAGTTATCAAGATGCATTTGATTTCTTGTGTCAGCTTGCGGTAGAGAGTGAAGAGAATATGTTCTATATAGGAAAAATCGTTGAATATATAGATGGCTTTGAATTGGAAGATGTAGTTGAATTTAGATGGAATGAGGATAGAGGAGCGTGGGTACAGTATGATCACAGATGAACAAGGTAGAGAGTGGTTATTTAAAAAGTTATATGATGATGGCTGGCGGTATATTGTAGCGGATAAATACGATAATATGTATCTAACAAATGAAAAGCCATCCATGTTTGATGATGTAGATGAAGTAAGAATAAGCAGTTGTAAAAAGTATATTGGTATAACTGGGGTTATGGCAGCACTACCAAAATTAAGTTCTAATGAGGTTTTTGACATTGCAGAAGAATTAGGCATTGTAGACTGGATGGCTGTTAAGGTTGATACACCTGTATTAGTTAGTAGTGATGGTATCATATGGCGCAGAAGATATTTTGCTAAAGCTGGTTACGGTGATGTTTATGTATGGAACAATGGCGCTACATCGTGGAGTTCTAAAGATAATAAGGATGTAACTGCATGGGCGTATATAAAACTAGCAGAGGTATAAACAGATGGCTGAAAATTTAATTACAATTGGAATGATATTAGGTGTTTCGCCTTTTTTAGCAGCGATTTTAAACGATGCCTTTGATACGTTTGAAGAGGGATGTGTGCGAATGTTATTCGTACAGGCGATAATTGGTATTATATTAATTATCTTTGGTGCTGGTGTTATGTTTGGTGGTGAGTAATATTTGAACGAATTAGACGAAAAGAAACTAATAGAAATAGCTATGGAATATCTACAACCAGTTAAGTTGATTGATGTACAGATAGCATCTATTAAGGAAGAAATCAATCAACTACGAGCAAACCTTACATCGATAGGTGCGATTGATTACAGTAAGGATAGGGTTACAGGCGGTGGAACTCCACAAGGCTTAGAGGTTAGTGTATCAAGATTTATGGATACAGTCGCAGAACGTGATAAACAAATTGATGAGTTATCTAAACTAAAATGCGATGCGATCAATAGAATTGATGCACTAGACGAAAAGCTGGGTGCAATTATCCTACGTTATGAGTTTGTACTCAACAATACAACAGAAGATGCTTATAAAATGATTGGGTGTTACTCTACAAAACAAGCGAAGAGATACAAGCAAAAAGCATTATTGGAGTTTGGACAAAAACTTGTCCTATAATGTCCGCAAATGTCCGTGATTGTCCGTGCACCTATAGTTTGCTATTAGGTATAATATATATGTAGAAGTTGCCACTAAGCGACTTGTACTCACTCTTTCCTTAGGACAAATCAAAACACAACAACAAGCGCACCCAAATAAGAGTGCGCCTTTGTTGTATATGGGCGAAATGGAACGTATAGCGCTAACGGTCGCAGAGTAGCAGCGCAACCATATTTGATTGGTAAGGAAACAACACTATACTTTTTTCTAATTTCAATTTTGAAGTATGTGTTAAGACAAAAATTTTATATGTAAATTTACTGCTAACTGATAAGGGTGGGTCGAATATCCTCACAATATATAGCTTATACATTATTAACCTTAAAGATATGAACCTGCCCTAATTGGTTATACACATTGAATACTGACAACTAGCAGCCTCCAAAAGAAACTTATTCATATTCTTGTTGTTACTTAACCTAACACAATTACGATCCATCAAAATGTTAGTTGTTGGTATTGAGTGTGTAAGTGATTATTGAAAACTAGGTGTGTTTCTCTTTTCCAACTTTGTTTTTCCTTATTCATAGTTGAACCTCAAAAAGCATAAATTGTCATGTCATCAATAACGCACCTAGTTTTGAGTGATTAATACAAAGAAACAGAATAAAACTATCACATAATGGAGTATATCCACGGCGATATACTCCAATTTTTGTATAAATCTATCATAAAGGGGAGATTATGACGGATGTTTTGTGTTGTAAAAGTAAGTGCTTGAACAACAAAAAAGGAGTGTGTACCGCTAAGACAATAGAGTATGACGGCTTGTGCCAAACATACATAACATATGGTGGTGCTAGTAAATGTAATCACGGCTTATGTGTGCGATCACATGGGAAATTAAAAAGGAAAGGTGGCGAAGTGCTGAAATGATTAAAGCAATCAAACAATTCATTGAAGATAGAAAACTATTCAAACAAGCAGCTAAGGACTTGAACAATAAAGACCTACAGGCTAAAGCTAAATATGCTTATGAACATCGTGGCGATACAATGATTACACTCATCGATGGTTTAGCTATCGTATGTGCAGTACTAATCTTAATCGGTATTGTGTGGTGTTGGATGTGAATTACCAACCAACGATAAAGAAACTACTCAAAGCATTACAAATGAACGGCAGACGATATGTAGTCGATGTAAGGCAATCATGGAGTAAATACGATAAGCCTTGTAAAGTATATATTGTCAGTCGAATGTACACAGAGGAAGAGTACAAACTGACATTTCCTCACAAATACAAAAAGGGTAAGACCTTTAAAGAAAAACAACTCTATAAAAAAGAAAGTGAGTACAGTAGCACCAAGCAACACGAGGTGTTACTTTTTTTAGTTAAGACATATAAAGGTGGTGATTGATATATGGCAGATGCTAACACCTTAACAGAAAAAGAACGTATATTTGCAGATGAGTATATCAAGACTACCAATGCAACACAGAGTGCTATCAAGGCTGGATATAGTGAAAAAACTGCATCAAGCAAGGGTAGTCAGTTATTAAGAAAAGTAAAGGTGCGCCAATATATAGATGAAGTGATGGATAAACGCAGTAAAAATACGATTGCTACTGCTGATGAAGTCCTACAATATCTATCTAGGGTCATGAACGGCGAAGAAAAAGATGCATTTGGTTTAGATGTATCTGTTGCGGATAGAACTAAGGCAGCTGAACTCTTAGGTAAACGGCATATGCTATTTACCGATAAGGTCAAACTAGATGCAGAAATAGAAATCGATATATCCGATAGGATGAAACAAGCAAGGGTGAAATCAGATGAAGTACAACAAGGCACAACTGATTGATGCGTTGGGTTCGTTTACTCGTGATCCATTAGGCTTTGTATATTTCGCATTCCCTTGGGGAGAAAAAGGAACACCACTTGAAAACTTTGATGGCCCTGATGAATGGCAAGTTAAGACTTTCAAGAAAATAGGTGAAGAGTTACGCAAAGGCAAATCATTGGCCAAAGCAATACAAATTGCAGTTGCATCAGGTCATGGTATTGGGAAGTCCGCCTTTTCTTCATTGTTAATTCTGTTTGCTATTGCTACACATGAAAACACACGTGGAGTTGTAACCGCTAATACTGATACACAGTTAAAGTCTAAGACTTGGGCGGAACTTAACAAATGGTACAACTTGTTTATAGGTAAGGAACTATTTACATACACCGCTACTGCATTGTTTAGTGCTGATAAACAGTATGAAAAGACATGGCGGATAGATGCTATTCCATGGAGCGAAAGCAACCCAGAGGCATTCGCTGGTCTACACAATCAAGGTAACAGGATACTTATCATATTTGATGAAGCATCCGCAATTTCCGATAAGATTTGGGAAGTAACAGAGGGTGCGTTAACGGATAAGGAAACAGAGATTATATGGTGTGTGTTTGGTAACCCTACACGTAATAGTGGTAGGTTTAGAGAGTGTTTCAGAAAACATCGTAATTACTGGACTACATATCAGATTGATAGCCGTACTGTTAAAATCTCAAATAAAGCTAAATTGCAAGAATGGGTTGATATTCATGGTGAGGATAGCGATTTTGTAAAGGTGCGTGTTAGAGGTTTATTTCCTAGCGCATCTGATACACAGTTTATATCCGCATCAATAGCAGATGAAGCACAGAAACGAGTATACAAAGTTGGACAGTTTAATAACTTACCAACGATCATTGGTGTTGACCCAGCATGGACTGGTGGCGATACGTTAGAAATCGTAATGCGTAATGGCTACTCTATGAAGTGTTTGGCAACCATTGAAAAGAACGATGATGATATGCGAATGGCACAACTCATCGCACAACTTGAAGATGAATACAAAGCGGATGCGGTATTCATCGACCAAGGGTACGGAACTGGTATTTACAGTATTGGCAAGTCAATGGGTAGAAAATGGCGGTTAGTTGCCTTTGGTGGTAAAGCACCTAATGATATGTATCTCAACATGAGAGCGTATATGTGGGGCGAAATGAAAGAATGGCTAAAAGAGGGCGGTTCTATTCCACCTAATGACCAAGGTCTATACGATGATATAACAAGTCCTGAGGCTATCATCGATAAGAATGGACGAATACAGTTAGAAAGCAAAAAGGATATGAAAGAACGTGGCTTACCATCTCCAA